TATAAAAATTACGGTAACTTCACTATTAATTGAGAGAATGCAAATTCGAATTCTATTTCAATCTCACCAGATTCTCGGTAATTATAATTAATACCACCTAAGGAAACAGGAAATGCTTTTGTGTAGTCGAATTGAACTACTGGCTTGTCAAATTCATCCATACCATATATAGTAATAAGAGATTGATACAGCTCTGGTGGGGTAGATGATCTATTTCTCTTTTTATCTGAAGTACGAGATTCTGATGATACTTTGGTCGTGTCTGCAATGTCCGCAGCATCAAATACAGATTCCTTATCATCATTAAGCAGATCCAGCCACTTATATATGACCCAATAGTTATTAAATTTATTATCAACGGTGAAACTAACAGTTACGTTTGCGTAAGGAGGTCTTGTATTACTAGACAGCTTAAATGACTGGCCAGCATAAGGCAGTATAACATCAGGTACTGTTACATCAGGAACAACCGCCCCGTATACAGAGAATTGTAACGAATTTTCATTAATCTTATTATTAGCAGTAGACCCGATGTTATTATCGTTGATACCCCTAAGACCTTCAGGCAGGTTGATAACACATAGGAATTTGTCTAACCTACTTTTATTTAGTTGTGATTGTTGTACTGACATATTATAGAGGCTTCCATCCCATTCCCATTAGTTGATCCATGTCAGAGTCGGTATTTTGTGCATTGCCTATTATAATAGGCGTTGTATCACTAAAACCATCTTCTCTGCCTTCACCACTATATATAGAGGTCGGGTTCATAAAATATTTAATCCCGAAGTCAAATTGCTTAATCTTTAGCGGCTTGTTATTTTTATCAGTCTGTAACACTTCAAAATATCTAGTTATCAGTTCATCGTCTAGCATAATTAGGTTCCATAACATAGCCATCACCTTATCATCATGGTAACCAGCACCTCTTTTAGCTGCCCATGTACCGTTAGGATACCTCACGAAGTCTTTTAACTCCTTTACTGTATGTATATCCTTTAAGTTAACTGCTTCAAGATCATTGAGCCAGTATCTCATATTAGTAACACCTTTCTGCTTTGTATTAGTATGAGCGACAATCCCTAGTTGATTCTTCGCTCTACCAGCAGTAGATGCTCCCCATGATACAATATTATCGTACTGATGAATCTTCTTTAAGTTATCAACGACTTGAGCACCACAATTATTTCTTTCAATACATGCAAGTGGGCTTCCCCAGTGCTTTAATATCTCATGAACCTTCTCAGTAAAGTTAACCGGCGATATGGTATTAGAGGAATATATAGCCACTTGACGAATCTTAGTTAGATCTGAATATTCAAAGATCTGTATAACCGAGCTATCAGAACCTACCCCTTCAGCTGTATCAACACTCGCTATATATATACCGTCACTGACCGGTTCCTCCCATAATCGATACTTACCCTCTTCAAATATAAATTTAGGGTCCTCGCAGCCAGCTACCATACGTGCGTATTGTTCTTCATTTAGAGAGCTTTCACCTAAGTCCAAAAACTCGCAGTTAAACTCCTGATTAAAGGCTTCCATTGAGCCGATAGATGCGATTGTATCTTCCTTCCACCTTTCATCGCGACCAGGTATTTCATTCCATAGAATCTTATCACATGCCCAGTTAGATTCGCCTTTATCTGCTGCGTCGTATAATCGATGAAATAGGTTGCCGGTGCCATTAGCTGTCGATGCTACAAATATCTTAGACTTCTTAGATGACGAAATAATGGGATATACTGATTTCCAGAACTCATCAACTAGGTGAGGTTCAATAAAGGCGAGCTCGTCTAGTACTAAACAGTTTACAGATTGTCCACGAGCAGCTGTACCGGTCGTAGTAGATATACCTATTCGTGTACCGTTAGCGAATGTCACAGCCGTCTTTCCATACTCTTCAACACCAGGCTTGAGCCAGTTAGGTAACTCTTCATAAGCCATTCTTATACGCTGCATGATCTCAATAGCAGTGCCCTCCTTGTTCGCTACAACAAGTATCTTCTGATCTTTATTAAAGCATGCTATCCATAATGCATAAATTGTCATCATTGTAGTCTTACCTATCTGACGAGATGCTAGTAATATAAAGAATCTATTATCTCTCATCTTACGCAGAGCGCGTTTCTGAGCTGGGTGCAGTTTAATTTTCTGCTTACCGTCATCGAGTGAAATAATATGAAAGAAGTTCTCAGCGAAGTATAAAAGGTTCTTAGATGCCTTTTTAAGCTGTTTAATCTGCTCTGGTGAATACTCAAAAACCGACCCTTTACTGGGTAGATTAGGGTTATTCATGTAAATCTGTTTATTTTTATCAACCATCGAATAAATATTTACATGTCAAAACATAAAAATCTAACCGAAATTTGGGATGTATATAAAGACTCCCTAATTAAAGAGTCAAAAGACGTGCGGAAAAAGGCTGCTGAAAAAGGATGCATGCAAGGTGGTCTTAAGAATTTCGGCACTAAAGCAGGTCCAGGGCCGGTCGATGCTGATAGTAAACAAGCTCAGGATATTCAAAATAAGATGACCTCAGATATCGCAGAGATTGATGGCTTTGAGCCAGCTATAGATCCGAAGAAAATGAAAAAGAAGGACAAAGATGGCAACCTATATACGCCAGATAACTTCTCTGCAGAACAATTTGACGAAAAGCTTGCAAAAAGATACAAGGTAGCTATAAATAATAATATGAAGTCAACATTTGATAAACTATTTGAAGAAGTTATGGGCGACGACCAAGAGCTAGACGCTCTCGGTATTGAAGTGGATGAGGTAGAAGATACCGCTGAAGGTGAAAGCGCTGATGACATTACTATTACGATCGACCGCGATATGGCCAAAGGCCTTTGTGATCTACTCCAAGCTGCAATGGGTGAAGAAGCCGATGATGCAGAAGCTGAAGACTACGAAGAGATGGAAGAGGCTGACATGGATGAAGAAGACGACGACACAATGGACGAGGCTGTTGATGCTGAAGACCTTGGTCACGCTCTTGTAGATCAAAAAGACAGTCAACTGAGTAAAGTTGGTGCTGGTTCAAACAAAGTTAAGTCTACAGCAACTGGAAAAGCTACCGGTGGTAAGGCAACTGCAGATATCAAAAAGCAACAAGGTTGCGACGATGAAGATCTTGGTGAGCCACTCGTAAATCAGAAGAAAGGGCATCCTACTAAGGTTGCTGCCGGGTCAAATAAAGTACACGCTACTAAAGCTAATAAAGTAGGTGCTTCACTTTTCGACTAATATCAAATAAAAAACAAGACTAAAAAAAGCTGTAACTTAGGTTACAGCTTTTTTTTGTATAAATATAAATATGAACAGCTTTGCTAACTTCTTTTCCGGTCGTGGACCAAGACACAGAGGTCATGGATTCACAGACACGCATCATTCGTATAGGAGAAAGAAACTTAATCTTGTACCAGATATGTATAAGACAGATCACTCAAAGAATCAAAATATTGAGAGGTTAAAAGAGCATCCAGGTACATGTGTATGTAATAATAAGGATTTAGAGTATATTAGAAGCACATACAATATTGTACCACATAAGGATAGAGAGCAAAAGCTAGGTAAGACCGGCATTACTATTTCTTACAATCCTAAAAACAACACATTTGTACTAAAGAAGTAGATGAGTATCGATTATAACAATAACCCGTTCCCTGGATTAGTTCAGGACGATCAGACATGTTGGAGATTTACTGATAAGTCTAACCAAGATAGTGAGCGTCTCTTGTTTGATAACTGGTGGCGGGAGCTTATTAATCAGTTTGGAGTCAAAACGACATACTATGTCAATACCTTCAATACATTATCAGCTGATAACTTATATGGTGAGCAACCTACTAAGAAATTTGCACCACCGGTTGAGTTTGTAATGGGTATAAACTTAAATGATAATGCTATAACCTTGAGTCAGTTTGGTTTTCTTAGTGATGATGAGGTTACAGGATTTATACATATACAAGCCTTCGAGTCCGCATTCAGCTCTTTAACAGCTGAGGGTCTATGGGAGACTCAGAATAATATAATCGAACCTAAAGCTGGTGATATATTCCAGCTTTCAGAATTTGGTAGTGATAGGCCATCGGATAGACAACCTAAGTATTTTGAAATAACAGAAAAGTTAGATGAGGATATCGCACAAATAAACCCACTAGCTGGTCACTATGTATTCTTAGTGAAGGCTAAGCGTTATGATTATAGCTTCGAGCCTGGTATAACATTTACATCTATAGGACCAGAATACCTAGCAACACATGGTGGTGATAGCACCTTAAGCGTTGGCGTTTCAGGTAATGATCAGATCTATGAAGATAGTTTTGCCGGTAGGTTATCGGGTGGAGCTAATCCACAGTCTCTGCCTAAGCAGGTGAACTACGATGAGTATGATGCTGATTCATTTAGTAAGAATGAAGTGTTCGACATGTCAGAGAATGATACTGATGTATACGGTGAGTATTACTAGACAACAAATTTCGATAAAAACTCATCAGCTTCTTTCGTTGAAGCGAAAGTAATTTCCTTCTGATCACCGCCTGTATCAAATATGTACAGAAAGCTGCTATCTTCACCTCTACTAGGTTTAATATTAAGTAGCTTATAACGGACTCCTCTTTTGAGAAACTTACCGTACCTTGTTGTGTTATTAATGAATGTACTACCAGGAATATGACGCATCTTCTCTCCCCTCTAATACACCTCTCTTAATATTAAACTTCATATCTTCGTACCGCTCGTCGATATACTTTTGAAAAACCATAGGCTTAATCCATTTATTATTCTTATCTGGATCCATACCTAATCGTTCTGCAGCATCTGCCGCCACATTTACACCAACCATTAGGCATGCAAACCTGGCTAAATAATCTAGATCATTTTCCTCTAGAACTTCGTTACCTCTACCTTTTACTACTTTATTCTTTTTCATATCTAATTATATCAGTGTTCCTTCTGTCGTAGCTTATACGTCCTCTTCTTTGGCGCCTTTATAGTATCATCTTCTGCCACTAGCTTCCAATGCTTGTGTGCCTTTCTATGAAATAACATTACTCTTTTCTGGCAGTTAAGTATCTCATACCATATGCCATTGTCTTTCATTACCTTCCATTGCGGACTGCTCTGCACCTTCTCTCTAATAAAGTTACCTACTTTAAACTGCGATTCACTCATACACCAATATTAATGGTGTTCCTATTTAAAGTGACTTTAAGAGAGCACCAACCATGTAATGCTTTATATCTTTTCTCTCAACTGATAGCTCTAATATGGAGATAATAGTATTGAGCTGCTTCCGAAGACCATCTTTAAACTTATCATTAGATATCCTCGTTTTATTATCAGTCTCTTTTGTTAAATTTAAATTATCAATCTCTTCGAGTAGAAATGATCTAATAAGTTCGAGCGAGTCACTCTTGATGTTGCCTTGCTTAGCACGACCACGAAGGACTTCATCACCTAGGTCTCGGCTGAGATTAGATACTATACCTTCGATAATATCATTAAAGTCAAAAGCTTTTGATACATTAAGCTGCTCAAATGATGTCGGGCTAACTTCCGTAGTCTTTTTTTCAAGATCGTTCATTATTTTTCGAAGTATATTGGGTCAGTTGTTATTGCAGTACCTATACCCGCAGTACATTTAATATTTTTATCACACTTACTACACACCACAGTATTCACGCCGTCAAACCTATAATCTAAGGTTATCTGAGTTTTTTGGTCGCAAGGGCATGGGACTGTAACAAGGTTTCTGTTAGCTTCTTTTATCTGATTAGTTCTAATATCCTCGAACTCTCTGATAACCTTATTACTGTAAATCTGAGAAAACGTCGCCGATATTATAATCTGTATTAACGTCGTAAGACCAAACACAGGCCAAAAGTGGTCAGTAAAAAACGAAGCGATTATTAAACTAACTAACGCTGTTATAGCGAGCGATTTAAATAATTTATATAAGCTAATCATCTCCCTTTATTATAGCTAACTTCTCGTTGAAGTCAACTAACTTTTTTGCCATACCCTTAACTAACTCATTTAAATCCTCAATGTGGTCTGTTTTCTTCGAGAGTACGGGGTTGATCTTAGCGGTATCAAGCATTTTTGATAGGTTAGATAGGTCAACTAGAACATCTGCCATAGTAGTTTCTATAGAATCTAACGGGTACGGGATACCGTTCATGGTAGGTGGTATCTCGTTTCGCTGTTGCAGGTAATCTGCTACTGCCATGCCACCAGGTGTACCTGGGTTTTTCGCACCAGGCCCTATACCTGACACTTGACGGTCGGTATCAGGTGACTGTTGGTCTTCAAATAATCTACTCTCCATGTATATATTTAAGCATCGGACAATAAATATAAATATGGCAAATAAATACTATAACCGATTTACCAAGGTTCTTCGCGAGCAGGATGAAGATCCGGCGTTAACTGATGCAGAAGCTCTTGACGCAGAACTTAATGACATCGCATCTGATGAGCTAGGTGCTGATATACCAGATGACGTTTCAGGTTCATCCTTAAGCTCACAACAAAAGCAGATGTTTGATGAATTGAACACCTGGATCTCTAAGATGGATGAATTTGCAGCTTACTTAAACGGTACTGAAGACAGTATACAAACTACTCTCAACTCTGCAGAATCAGATACCATTTTTGATAGTATTAGTAATTCTGAGACAAAGAAGATTGCTAGAGTTGCTATGGAGGTAATGTCCTTGAGTGAGATTCTTAAAGGTTATCTCGCAGGTGCTAACGACCCTAAATACAAATTTAACTAATAAAACGATGCACAATAAAACCGATATAGATTTAATTTTCGAGAGCTATAATCAACGCGTAATTGAAGAGAGTAAGATAGATTTTGATGCTTTATTCAATAAGAAGTATGATAGGATGCCAGAGTCACAGGATGAAGTGGACTCATTTCTG